ACCATTTTGCAGAATACTGGAAAAAATGGAAACAAATTATAAATAGTAAGGGAGATCCCAAAAAGCTATCAGAAATATTTGGCGATGACGATTTGCCAGATGGATTTGACTGGAGACAATACTCAATTATTAGAATACCTTACGAACTATTACCAAGAGGTTTTATGGATGCCTCCCAAGTGGCTAGATCAAAGGCCACCGTCCATACGGGTATCTATCAGATGGAATTTGGAGCATGTTTCTCTACAGATAGCAACGGGTTTTTTAAGCGTTCTTTAATTGAGTCTTGTGTTGTTTCTCCTGAAAATCCAGTTAGCTTGCCTAGCGGCGAAGTTAACTTTCAATCTATGCTTAGAGGCAATCCTAATTGCAGATATGTTTATGGCATTGACCCTGCTTCTGAAGTAGACAACTTTTCTATAGTTATCATGGAGGTTCATGAAGATCACAGTAGAGTTGTATATTGTTGGACTACAAATAGAGGAAGACATAAAGAACAGCTTAAGGCGGGTATGGTAGAGGAAACAGACTTCTATTCTTATTGCGCTCGCAAAATCAGAGACTTGATGAAGATATTTCCATGTGAAGAGATAGCTTTAGATGCTCAGGGTGGTGGTATCGCGATTATTGAAGCTTTGCATGACAAAGATAAGATAAGAGAAGGCGAAGTACCTATATGGCCAACTATAGATGAAAACAAAGAAAAAGACACCGATGGTGAGGCTGGACTACATATTGTAAGAATGATCCAATTTGCTAAAGCAGACTGGGTCGCTGAAGCAAATCATGGGCTTAGAAAAGACTTTGAAGACAAAGCTGTTTTGTTTCCTTACTTTGATGCTGCTACTATTGGTCTAGCTATATCAGATGATAAACTAAAAAATAGGTTATATGATACTTTAGAGGATTGTGTCATGGAGATAGAAGAATTAAAAGATGAACTATCTATGATAATAATGACACAAACAACTTCTGGTAGAGATAAGTGGGATACACCAGAAGTTAAATTAGCTGGCGGAAAAAAAGACAGGCTAAGAAAAGACCGTTACTCTTCTTTAATAATGGCAAATATGTCCGCTAGAAATATAAGAAGAACTCCACCTCCTCCTATTTATGATACTGTTGGCGGGTTTGCTAAAGGCATGAGGGGCGGAATGAATGGCCCTGAGTATGTTGGTCCAGCTTGGTTTACAGAAGGTATGAAAGATGTTTATTGATTTGGTGTATAATTATATTAGTTAGATAATCAATTCAATTACATTCCGAATAAGGCAAATATGATGAACGACCCCATGCAAGATGTTGAAAAAACAAATGCTTTTGTAACTTGGTCTGATGATTCTAGTAAACAAAGAGCTTTGTCTGAAACTGCTGGTAATGTTGATCATTATGATGGAATACAAAAAGCTGTAGCCTATAATCGTAGATCATTTCTTGATATTGAGCCTAACCGTTCTGTAAGAACTGGATTTAACAGAGAAGACTACAATAGGTTTCGTTCTGCTGAAGCTGTACCTAAACATCAAAAAGATGCTATTCGTATGTGTATGGCTGCATATGATAAAGTCGGAATCATTAGAAATGTAATTGATCTTATGGCCGATTTTGCTGGTCAGGGTATTACTATAGTACACCCAAACAAAAGAATAGAAAAATTCTATAGAGCTTGGTTCAAAAAGGTGCATGGGCAAGAGCGATCAGAAAGATTTTTGAATACTCTATATAGATGTGGAAATGTAGTAGTAAAAAGAAGGATAGCTAAAGTAAGCAAAAAAGCTGAAAGAGAGCTTAGATCAACCGCTACAGACATTGATATAAAAAGCACACCATTTAAGAGAAGAGAAATACCTTGGAAGTTTGACTTTTTAAATCCACTTTCGGTAGAGGTTATTGGTAACGAGCTTGCTACATTCGTTGGTCAACCACAATATGCTTTAAAGATTTCTAAACTTGTTCGCAACATAGCTAATAGAGGTTTAGAGGGTGGAGGATCTCCTCATCACAGAAGGCTTTCTGCCTTGCTTCCTCCAGATCTTATGGACGCGGTTAAGCGTGGAGAAAACGTAATACCTTTAGACCCAGACAAAACATCAGTATTCTTTTACAAGAAAGACGACTGGTTAGTATGGGCTAGTCCTATGATATATGCAATTCTTGATGACATTATCATGCTAGAAAAAATGAAGCTAGCTGATGTCTCTGCATTAGATGGTGCTATATCTAATATAAGATTATGGAGTCTTGGTGATTTAGATAACAAAATACTGCCTACTAAAGCTGCTATTAATAAACTAAGAAATATTCTTGCTAGTAATGTTGGTGGCGGAACTATGGATTTAGTATGGGGTCCAGAATTAAAGTTTACAGAGTCTAGTACTCAAGTTTATAGATTTTTGGGAAAAGAAAAATATGAACCGGTTCTCACTAATATTTACGCTGGGCTTGGCGTTCCCCCTACCCTCACAGGTATGGCTAGCGGTGGGGGCGGTTTTACTAACAATTTTATTAGTCTTAAAACACTCGTCGAAAGATTGGAATACGGTCGTCAGATATTGGTAAGCTGGTGGGAACAAGAGCTTGAAATAGTTCAAAAAGCAATGGGTTTTCGACTTCCAGCAAAAATCCACTTTGATCAGATGGTCTTATCAGACGAAGCGGCTGAGAAAAGCCTACTTGTTCAGCTTGTTGATAGAAACATTATTAGTGGAGAAACCGTACTAGAAAGATTTGGAGAAATTCCAGAAATCGAAAAAATCAGAATACGACGAGAAGAAAGGGAAAGAAAGGGCGAATCTATGCCTCAAAAAGCTAGTCCTTATCATAACCCTCAGCATCGTAACGATCTTGAAAAGATTGCTCTTACTAAAGATGCGATAAGCCCAGAAGATGTTGGACTAATTCCATCTGACGAAACGGGTTCAAACCCACTAACAAAACCGGAGGATAGAAGGGATAGAGATTCTATCAACCAAGAGAGAGAAGAAAAAGAGCAACGAAAGATGGATTTGAAAAAGAAAGACAATCCACCTAACCAAGAAAAGAAAGAAGAGAATTTTGACCCTGTAGGTAGACCAGAAGATGGTAGACCTAAGTTGTCAAGAGATACTTTTAAGCGAAAAGAACGTGAAGATAAACCACGACAGACTGTAAACTCCAACTTTATTAGTCTATCATTATGGGCAACAGAAGCGCAGAAGAAAATTTCTGAATCAGTCAACCCTGCGATACTTGCTCATTTTGATAAGAAAAACTTAAGAAGTTTAACTAAAGCAGAAATTGATCAACTTGAACATCTCAAACTTTGTATTCTCTGCAATATGAAACCTTTCATGGATATTGATACAAATGCAATTAATAATATACTAAAAGGGAATCCAAAACCTGATAGTAGTATTGTTGCTTCTGTTTCTGAAATGAAAAATAACTTTTCTGTCAACAATGGAAGACATCCAACTATCGACGAGATGAGGCAAATGCAAGTTTCTGTTTATGCTTTAAGTAGAACAGGGTAACATTTCTACGAATAATTTTATTATATGGTGTATATTTTTATGAGGTAAATATATGAATATCACTATATATAAATCTGAAATAGAAGACGGTCTCCAAGAAGCAATAGCTTCTAATAATTCCATTGCTTTTGCAGCTCCCGTTTCTATATCAAACATGACTGAATCACAAGAGGCTGTCGCTAGAGACTTAGCTATTGACAAGCTCTTTTCAAAAGCTGATAGCAACCCCGACCAGTTTGATCTTTACTATTTAAACTCTATTCTTGTTTCTACTGGATGGAATAAGAACGATGATGTTTTTGATAGAGAGACTACTTGGGCAGCTAGAAATACACCTGAAGACAAACAATTTAATTTTGGTCATAATGAAAAAGATATTATTGGCCATATAACTTCTAGTATGGTTGTAGACCAAGACGGCAAACCTATAGATAAAGATACAAGTCCAGAAAACTTACCAGAGAAATTTGATATTATTACTAGTGCTGTTCTTTACAATAGCTGGAGCGATCCAGAACTAAGAGAAAGAATGTCAAAAGTAATAAGTGAAATTGAAGAAGGAAAGTGGTATGTTAGTATGGAATGTTTATTTTCTGGCTTTGACTATGCATTAGTCGATCCAGAAGGTCAACAAAAGGTTCTGGCTAGAGATGAAGCATCTGCTTTCTTAACCAAACATCTTAGAGCGTATGGAGGATCAGGAGAATACGAGGGATATAAAATAGGAAGGCTATTAAATAACATAGCCTTTTCCGGTAAGGGTCTAGTTAGTAATCCTGCTAATCCGCGTAGCATTATTATTAATGACGTAGACCCATTTGCTAATACACAAGCAATGACAATTACTACTTCTAATTTTAAGGAGAATTCCGATATGTCTAATGAAAATTTAGAAAGGCAGATTGCAGA